GTCGAGCGTGACATCAATGTCGGGGATGTCCTTCATGTCGAGCGGGGACAGGATCTTGCCCTTGTCCCTGCGGAGACCGAGCCACTCGTAGTACGCAGACATGAAGGCGACGAGCGTGGGGTGATCGACCCGCACGAACTCGGGGAGCCTGTCTGACACGAACTGTGATAGTTGACGGTCTCCGTCGATGCTCATTTTCCCCGTCCTTCACCGCCTCAACGAGTGAAGGCGGAATCGCTGGCACCCCTATCTATAACCGTCTTTTCAGCCACCGTCGTGACCGAAATGCTGTTCGGATCGATGAGGATGATCTGATTCCTTCGGGCAAAGATGTCCCTGTTCTGTGGAACCACGGTGAGCGACAACTCGGTCTTACCATCGTCAAGATACTCAATCTTGAAGTTCCTCAAGAAGATCTTGCCCGTGGTGTAGTCGATGGTCCCCGTGTTCCTGCTGAGGTAGACCTTGGTGGTGCCGACCTGCTTGTAGACCCTGATGTTCCCGTATCCGTCATCGTCTACGAACGCATCGACACTCGGCTTGACCACGGCGGTCGATGTCGTATCGGTGTAGCCGAAGATGTCGCTCGACAGGATCGGGGTGTAGCCGTCCACGGGATGGAGTAGGGCATTATCGAAGTTGACCGTATAGGGAGCAGCCCTGCCGATGTTCGGTTCAAACCTCTTCGTGAGGGTGATGTCCGTGCTGTTGGAGTTGACGGCGGGTGATGAGCCGTCGATGGTGGACGAGAACTTCGACATGCGGAAGTTCCGCTGAAACAGACCGAGGTAAGAGTCTCCGAATGTCTTGATGAGTTCCACGACCCTCGACTCGACACCCGTGCTGTTCAAGGTGGTCTTCGACTCGTCGTAGTAGACCTTGACCGATGGGTTGATGTAGAGAAGGTCGGGATCCACGACCTCGGGAGTGATGGTGACTAGGTTCTTCTCGCCGAGGATGGTGTTCTCAATAGCCCTCTTCTCGGCGGTAGAGAGTCGGGACCCGACCCTCGGCTTGATGCTGATGAAGACCTTGCCGTATTGGGGCGGGTCGTTCTCCTCGCCTCCCCAAATGAAGAAGGATTCAGCCCTCTGTGCGTACTCACGACCGAGGATCGCCTTGTAGTCATCCGAGGTGACCGCCCTGTCCTGCGCCTGATAGTTCCTCGGCGCATAGAAGCGGATGGATTCGGTGTCCTCCGAATCCTCGCCTCCGAAGGAAACCTGCACATCGTCGTTATCGTCAGTTTGAATCCTGACTTCGGTGACTCGACTGTCGTTGCAGGTGATCGCCCTCTTCACCGAGGTCTCATCGAAGCCGATCCCGTTGCCCTCGCTGCCGTTCGTGACGAGGTAGCGGATCGTGACGATGTTTCCGTTCTCGACCGCCTTGCCGACGATCCCGTCGCCGAAGTAGATCTCCCAAAAGCCCTCACGGCTCTCCTGCACGAAGAAGGCGTTGGAGGTCGAGTTGAGCCTGTTGATGTCCGTGGACCTGTTCCACAGTTCCTGCGATCCCGTGCTGTCAGTCTGAGACCTCTGCACGAACAGGGAGATGGTGTCTATGTCCACGCTCCTGTCGGGGATCGTGAACATAGCATTCGTGCCGCCTTGGGTGTTCGCCACGAAGGACACCTGCTTGAGGTATCCTTGGTAGAGGACGATGTCCCTGACGATGTTGTCGCCTCCCCTGCGAACCGCCTTGTAGTTGTCGAGGTTGACGAAATTCACGCTCTTGCCGTTTGTGTCCTTGCCACGGAAGATCGTGCCCCTTTCGATGAACTGCTTGCCTTGGATCACCGTCTGCGTGAACACCGTCTCAACGCCGCCAGGAGTGAGGATCGCATCCACGACGAGCCTAGCCGCCTTCTTGGACCGTGGGGTGTATCCCAAGTGCTTCGCCAAGGAGACCACCGACTCCCTGATCGCAGCCGAGTCGATGAAGGACTCGTTCGCAGCCATGTTGGCGTAGAAAGCCTGATAGTGGGTGTTGTATGCGAGGAGGTCGAGGATGATGTTGAGGGCTGAACCCTCAAAGTTGTAGTCCTTGAACTGATCCTGCCCCCTAAGGTATTCCTTGAGGTTCGACTTGATCTCGTCAAAGCCGAGTGCGTTGATGGGGGTGTTTGAGGTGTTTCTCATCTGAGCCTCGTAACGGCTACGGTGGTCGAGAAGACCCGCTGCACATTCTTGATGGTGAAGCGAATCGTGATCCTGATCTCATTCCTATCTATGACATCCGCCACATCAACCACGGCGGTGTTCACACGGGGCTCGTAGTTGCGGATGGTGTCGGAGATCCTCTTCTTCACCTCAACGACCGTGAGTGGATCCACCAACTCAAAGAGCATGTCCTGTATCCCCGAATAGACCTCGGGGTGGAACGGCTTCTCGTTCCTCTTGAGGAGGATCAGGTTCTTCAGCGACCGCTTGATCGCCTCCTCGTCCTTCCTCACAGCCACATCCCCCGACAGAGGGTTGCGGTCGAAGTTTATGTCGAGGTCGAAGGATGTATTTTCTACCTTAGCCATGCTCACCTCAATGCGAGTTCAAGTTCGATGTAGTCCTTTGCCTGTGAGAAGACCAACTCAAAGGAATCCTGCCTCGACGGTGTCTTCTCCGCACCGAACCATTCCAAGGTGATGAAGCCGATGTACAGGTCGCCTTTCATAATCGGGAGGACGGAGTACGCCGTGATCCCGTTGGCGTTGTTGTACGAGCGGAAGTAGCCTTCCCTCATGTCCATGGACCAATAGAGGCTCGGCATGTCCATCCGCATGGTCTCCACCAAGTCCCAAAACATGGTCACCAATATGTTCTGTAGGTTGGCACCGTCATACGGGATGCCACGCTCGCACGACTCATGCGTGATGCTGAACTTCTTCATCGGGGTTCCGTCTAGGAACTTGCCTCCGTTGTGGAAGTGACCGATTCTCGCCCTATCGGCACCCGTCTTGATCCGCAGAGCCGTAAGGGTCTCATGCACAACGGTGTGCTTGCTCTGAAACGCAGAGTTCTTCGGGCTGATCGATGCCTCCTCGACCGCCTTCCGCTCCTGAGCCTTGATCTTGACCTTGCTGTAGAAAAGACCCGCAAAAATGCCGCCCAAGCCGCCCGACACCGCAAGTCCGATGTCAAACCAAAGAGACAGGTTTGCCCACATCCTAGTCAACCCCCGCAGAACACATTGTTGCTTCCCCTTGCACATGCGGATCCGCAATGCACGGGATCTCCGACCCTAGCCGCAGGACGGCTATTGATGAAGACCGAGGAGGAGCCCTCTGCGGTCTTGCTAGTGTGGCAGGAAGGACCACAGCAATGCGTAGCCCAACCATCACCCTTCCTATGCCACCCAAGGCTGTTCACGAAGACATTGTCCGAGCCTTGGATGTTGTTCCTCGGCGGGAAGCAGGAGTGACCCGAGCAGATGTCCGTGTGTCGATGTGCGGCTGGCATACTTCCCCCTCAAGGACAGTTGTCGGAGAAGTATCCCCTCCCCTTCATCGTGGTGAGGTACTCCTCGTTTGTCACAGGCTTACCATCGATGAAAAACTGATTCCTGATATTTAGGATGAACTCGTCTCTGTCGGAGGACCAGTTGTTCATCGTCTTGATGGTGAAGATCCCGTCGATGTACCTTGAGGTCAGTTCCGAATCGAAAGCCCTAGCGGTGAACACGATATCCTTGTCAATACCGAATCCGCCCTTGTGAAGGGATGCAGATCCCCTCTCAGCGTAGTTCTGCTCGGTGAACTTCTTTGGTCCCTGATCCCCATAGTCGAACCCATAAACTTCCTTAGCCTCTTCAGCCAACGGATCCTCGGGAAGACCTTCGGGGGGCACACCAAACTCTTCAGGAAATATGTCATCAAGGTCATCGACCCTACCGAATATGTTTCCCGTATCGATGTTCAAGGTCAGACTTGGTGGGAATGTGCCGCTAACTATGGCGAACTTCAGCGATCCTCCTGTAACTGACGGAGATCCTCTCTGCGAGACATATGTCGCTCTCAACCTGATAGACAGGGAGCATGATTGTGTCTCGTCTCCGTCACGCAGGAACCTCTGTTGTTCGTAGATGGGTCTGTTTGGGAATGTCTCGTTGTAGTCCTTGTTCAGAACCGCAGGTGACAGCCATTCGATCTCGTCGTAGGTTGACGATGTCGAGTTGTCCTGTTCCTTGATGTTGAGTTCACCGAAGTTCCTGTCGGGGTAGTAGAACTCAATCGGGTTCTGTCCCGTCATCCCGAAAGGCATCAGAACTCTCCCGAATCTATGGTGTCATCAAGGCTCCTGACCGTGACATCGGGAGATTCGATGACGATGTTCGGATCAGTTCCATACGGAACGGGCTCGGGCGTGGGCGTGGGCGTGGGCGTGGACTCGGGCGTACGGGCGAGCGCAGCCCCGAGGGCGGGTTCTCCCGCAGCGGAAGCGGCGACCTGCAACGGATCGACCACAGGACGCTTGCCGCAGGTGATCGTCGGTACGCTCCCTTGGATAGCCGCACCGATGTCCCCGATTGCTCCTCCGATCCTGCCGACGATGTCCGTGATCCCTTGGGAGACCGCTTGAAGCACAGGAAGGGTGACACCGTTGACGGCGACCATGATGTCGTTGAGCGAGGGAATCCCCTCAAGGCTCGGGAGGTCGATGCCTCCATCGGGCAGATTGCTCATAAAGGCACAGATGTCGATGTCGGGAACCTTTGACAGGTCTCCCTTCTGCGCCGTCAACTCGTTCAGCGACTGCTTCGACTCGGTGAAGTCGGTAGCCACGGGAGGGTTGACCATCCCCTTGATGGACACATCCTCGCTCGTCACGGCGTTCAACTTCTCGTCGGAGCCGAGTTTCATGTAGTTCTCGGTGGCTCCCTCTGTGCCGCTAGGCATAGCCACAGAACCCTGCGTTCCATCGGACTGCGGGGTTTTCGATATGGGGATCTTGTTAGCGGGAATATGGAAGCACATTTATGTCTCTCCCCTACGATTCTCCCCGAGCCTCGTACCTGCCGATTCTTTGCAGCATTTCATTCGTCTGATTGGACGATCTCTGTATCGGTCGGGGGTTGTTCACTAGGTATTCGATCTCATCGTCGCTGTACCCCAATAGAACATCCACGGTTCTTGCGCTCAAATTCGGATACTTGCGGCTGATCCTGACCCTGTCATCGGTGAATGCGTCCTCCTCGGCTTCTTCGGCTTGCTGCCTAGTCGGTGCGGGTGGGAGTTCGGGCGGGGTGGGTGTCGGTTCGGTGTTCGTGACCTTCGCATCGGCGGGAGCGAGGGCGGTGATGATTGAGTTCACGAACCCACGCAACTTGTCCATGAAGGTGCTGACCTCGGAGGCATTCTCCCCCTCGGGATTGAGGTCTATGCGTGGTGCCATGATGACCATGTTCCCCTCGCTCGACAGGGTGTAGGTGCCGCCGACCTTGTGGAGAGCGTTTCCCTTCACCTCCGTGGTCATGTTTCCCTTGACGAGCATCTTGACATCCCCCAAGACCTCAATCTCAAGGTCCTTGCCCATCTTGACCTTTAGGGTCTTGTCGGCGTTGAACGATGCGTTGCCCTTGACGAGGATCATCTTGTCGTTGAGCGTGATGTCCCATGCGTTGCCCACGACCTTGTGGACCTCGCTGCCCTTGGGATGGATCTCCGTGAAGGAGCCCGAGCAATGGTAGAAGTGGAGCCTCTCTGCCTTGGGGGTATCGTCGTATTCGATGATGTGTCCCGCTTGAGACTCGTACACATTGTTGAACGGGTAGACGGCTGCATAGGGTGTCTTGGGCTCGGACCAAAATCCGTAGAGTGCGGTTTGGCACACCTCAAGGCTCTCGGTCTTCTTCCTGACGATGGTGTTCTCCACCTGCTCGTTCCGTGCGAGTCGGTTGGTGTCAGCCTCGTCCATGCGTGAGATGAGCGGATAGAGCCCATCGGGATCCGTGAACCCCTTGCTCGGGTTGATGACGGGGTTCTTCGGCAGTTGATAGGGCTTCATGCCCACATCGTCCTTCGCCTCCTCCAACTGAGCGAGGACCTCCTGCTTCTTGGATTCGATGATCTGCGCCACCAACCTGCGGTTCGTCTCGGCATCAACGAAGGGGAACCCCGTTTGGCTTATGTTCGGCACGGGGATCGACACCGTGTTGATGCCGCCGAGGGTGCCGAACACCACGGGCTCCTGTGAGTTGAGCCCGTCCCTAAAGAACCCGATGACCCAAGTGCCTTGGAGGATGCCCGTGGGGGACCAGCCCTTTCCCGACATCGATGCGCTGTTGCTAGGCATCACGACATGCGCCCACGGCAGGTCCTTGGTAGGTATCTCCGACTTGTCATCCGTGTGCCATCCGAGGATGCGGACACGGACACGCCCGATCTTCAGCGGGTCGTAGATGTCCTCAACGACACCCTGCCACCACACGAAGCCGTTTTTGCCGAGGAAGTCGGAACGAATGGGTTCGTGGTTGTGCATCAGATCTCCATGGCGAGTTCGGGCTTCTTGAAGTCGGCGATTGCCTCGGGGAGGGAATCACGGGAAAGGGTCATGGTCATGGTGTGGTCCCTGTCCGTCACCGTGTGCTTCACGGTCGTTACGAGGTACTTGCCACGCATGTAGTCATCCTCGTACTTGTCAGCCTTCTTGGTGGACTCGGGTGCGGGGATCCTGAGTTCGATGACCTGACCGACCTTCACATTCGTGTCCCCGTGGCACTCAACTATGATGTTCACCGAGTTGATCTGATTGAGCAGGGACTGCCTGAGCAGAACCGTCTCCTCGGGCTCGCTGTTCGACACGATGCCGTTCATGGTGTATGTCGTGTTCGGGTAGTACTTGATGCTCGACTCGACAGCCTTGGAGTAGTCCGTCTTCTCGGCGGGTATGAGCGGATACTCCTCCACATGCAAACCTTGCCTGTAGAAAGACTCGTCGTAGTTGAAGTGGACCGTCTTCCACGACTTGGTGACCATGTCATGGGCGAGTATCGCCGAGGAAAGCATCCCCAAACTCTGCTGCTTGACCCTGTCGGAGATGTCCTCCACGGTCATGGCGATGATGTTCCGAAGTTCGGATTCGATCATCCTCTCGCCCGACTGACTTCTGAATCCCTGCACATAGTCCGTGTAGGTGAACTTCGGTGACTGCCGCTTCAGCCGTGAGATCGGTATGAAGTGGTGACCATCGGAGTTCTCGTAGAAGACATAGTCGCAGAGGGATGTGTCGTACTTGGAGCGAGCCTTGTGCGCCAACCAGTTGATCGTGTACAAGGGAGACCAATAGGGTATGACATACGAGCGGGTGTCGTAAGTCTCCTCGACAGTCCGCAGCGGGATCCTGTCATCGTCGTTAGCCTCCTTGACCGCACCGATCACGGCACCGAGTGCTGCGGTGGGAGCGGCGACAATCGGACCCGCAATACCTGCGATCATGCCTCCCGCCACGGCACCTTGCAGCGCAGCCTTGAGGATGCCGCTGTTCTCCTCGTCGGTCCTTGCGAGGTACTCAAGGAATATGTTCTCGACCATCTTGGAGACAGGCATCCGATTGAACGACTTGGACACCTTCTTCTGCATGCTCTTGAAGGCGTGGTCGGACATGAATTCGATCCTGACCATCTGCGTGAAGGGCTGCGCCGTGGCGACCTTGACCGAGATCTTGTAGGTTCGGAAAACCAACTTGACCAACGGCGACCCCTTGTACGGGGTCTTGTACTTCACGGTCAGGGTCTCGGCACCGATGATCGGGAAGTGCTTGATGAGGTTCATGCTGTCGATCAGCGTGATGCTTCCCGACATGCAGTTGGAAAAGATGTCCTCGTAGATGGTGAAGTTCTGAAATATGCCCTTGAGGCTGAGGTTGAATCCCGTGTAGGACCGAAGGGTGATCTCATCGATCACCACATCGCCAGGTCGCATCATCGTCTCGTCATTGATCTCAGGCATGGTTTCCTCAGAACAGACTGCGGAAGTCTCTCAAGACCAAGTCGATGTACTCGGGACGCATGACCTTGATCGTGCGCTTCGCATCGTTGATCCTCTCCTCGTTCTCTATGTTGGTCACGATTGTGGCGTTACCGAGGTCCTCTCCCACCTCGTTATCCCCCATCGGGAAGACCTCGGACCTGCCTAGCGCATACTTTTCGATGATCGGCGTAGGGTTGCCCTTGGCACGGAACCAAGGGGATATCTCCTCCTGCGAGGAGTTCTCAAACCGCTGCAAGGCATACCTGTTGTCATCGGTGATCCTGACGAGCGGGACGGTGATCGTCTTGCCCGTGGAGTTGACCGTGGTGATGTCCCTCGTCAAGGCGGTCCTGTCCGAGATCACGCTCGTATGCCTAGCCGCCTCCCCCACAAGCCTGAACGAGCCGCTGACGGAATCCACCACGACCTTGTACAGGTTGGGGTCCCATGAAATCACTTCGGCGGTCGCCACCACCGACCCCAAGACATCCTTCTGTTGGATCAGGTCTCCCTTTGCGAAGTGGGGGACACGCCTGTCGAGGGGAAGTTCCTTGTCATAGTCCCAAAGACCAACAGGGTCGATGAAGAGTGCCTTGCCCGAGTAGGAAGCCTCCATGTGCTTCTCCATCTCGTTGATGCTCATCGGCCAAGAGAAGAATGGATCGTGGATCTCGTTGAAGAGAAGAATGAGCCAATGGTAGTCGGCTCTGCCATAGATCCTGTATGCGAGGGTCTCGGGCTTCTCCTCGTCCTCGACCGTGTACTCAAGTGCCGCCGAGGCGGCTTCACGGAGAGCGTCGATGATCTTGCCACGGACGAGTATGTCCTTGACGATGGTCCTGCCGCCTTCGTCATTCGGATAAGCCACGCTCGGGATGAAATCGAAGTATCCCATGCTTTACCTCATGCACTCGGAACGGTGCCGACATCGATGCCGAACCTATCACGGGTCAGGATCTCAAGTTCGCTGAAGGTGAGATCCAACTTCATCTTGGTCGGAGATGCTCCGAAATCGTCCGACTCAAATGTGGAGAACACGGTTTCCTCGCCGTAGGAGACCTTGATGTCCTTCAGCGCACACTTGAAGATGTAGGGCATGTATGCGTTGTTCTTGCCGTCGCCCTGTAGGAAGTAAATCTGAAACTCTGCGGGGTAGTCGAGGAACCTTCCCTCGCCCTCGGACCTCTTGGGGTGAGCGAAGAACTTGAGGATGTTCACGATCTCATGGCAGTTGAGCATCTCCGCACGGCTCTTCGGGAGGAAGGTGTATGCGAATGAGAACTCACGCCTCTTCACCTCCTTGAAGATGTGCAGGTTCATGGGATTGATGACCTGCCTCTGCTGCGCCGAGAAGAACTTCCCGAGAGTTCCTGCTTCGATACCGACCTTGCTGCCGAGATCGTCAAGGACCTTGAGATTGGTCATTGCGATTTTCTTTCCTATGTCCTTAGCCACCTCGGCGTTGCCTTGAGCCAAAGCCTTGGGCAACTTGAGGATGTCCATGCCGCTCATGTTGGCATCCTCGTACTCAAATCCATACCCGAACGACATGTTCGTTGGCATGTACAGGTAGATCCTGTGCATGACGGGGGCTGTGCCACCCGCAAGACCCGTCTGTTCCTCTGTGTAGGAGTCCCTTCCCGAGCCCTGTCCTTGTAGGTTGCCTCCGACGAAGGCATCCGAAAGCAAACCGACGAAGGCTCCCGCAGCAGCCGCTGCGCCTTGGATACCAGCACCCACGATGTCCCCGATGTCGGCTGCCGCCTGTCCATTTTGGGCGTTCTGCTGCGAGGCACCCACCGCTCGGGCGGCACTCTCGCCAAGACGCTTGAATGTCTCACGCTTAGTGGCGAGATATGCGGGATTGTTGTCCCATATCTCAATGCACATAGCGTTCATGTGGTCGGGAGTGCTGAGGATCTCAAGAGGGTACTTGTAGTGCTTCCTGTCTCGGACATCCTTGCCACGCTCGTAGAGCCGACGCTCAAACGCAGACCTCGACTTATTGAGGAGCATGCCCTCAATAGCACGAATGTCCCCAAATGTCCCCACGCTGCTGTATTCGTTTGCCATCGTGATCGTATTTAGCGAGTGCCGCTACATAAGGAAGCGGAGGGATCTGCCATAGCCACGGGCAAGTCTTACAAGGGAAAATTCAAGCCAAAGCAGCCGCAGAAGTACAAAGGGGATGCCAACATGTGCTTCTACCGCTCTCTGTGGGAGCGCAGGTTTATGACATTCTGCGACGAGAACGACTCCGTGGTCGAGTGGTCATCCGAGGAAGTGATCGTGCCCTACATCTCCCCGCTAGACGGCAGGAGACACAGGTACTTCGTGGACTTTTGGGTTCGGATCAGGAAGCCCGATGGAACCGTGGAGGAGTCCCTGATTGAGGTGAAGCCCAAGAAGCAGACGATGAAGCCCGAGCAACCCACCACCAAGAGGGTGTCCAAGAGCAAGATCACGGAGATCAGGAATTGGATGATCAACTCGGCGAAGTGGTCTGCGGCTAAGGACTACTGCGAGGACAGGGGTTGGAGTTTCCGCATCCTGACTGAGGAAAACATCTTCGGAAAGGCAAAGGCATGACCAAGAAAGCGGCAGCAAAGGTGGTGCGGGACTTCGGTCGCTCGGGACTGAGCCTCAAGGACCCGAAGGCGACGAAATGGCTTGCCACCAACCTCTCCAAGATCAAGACGGGGATGCGGCAGTCCTCGTTCATCGACTCGTCAAGGACGATCACCAAGAGGAACCAACTCTCGCCTGGGAGGATGGTCTTCTACGCATACGACCCCAAGACCCAAGACGAACTCCCGTTTTGGGATGCGTTCCCCGTGGTCATCATCCTCCACCCGAAGCCCAAGGGATTTCTAGGTCTCAACCTTCACTACATCCCGCCGAGCGTTCGGGCTACCTTCCTCAACAACCTCATCAAGTTGGTGGATGACCCGAATTGGGCTGTCTACAACAACTACAAGGCACTCATCAGGGTCACCTACCCGATACTGAAGGCGACCAAGAAACTCAAGCCCTACCGCCCCTGCATCAAGCGTTACCTCTACAGCCACATCGTCAGCGACATCGCCTTCATCTCGTCTGCCGAGTGGAAGACGGTTCCGTTCTTCCCCATGGATGACTTCCAAGGAGCGACTCGGGAACAGGTGTGGAAGTTAGCCAAATAGATACTCCTATGGCACTCGACTTCCGCACAGACTTCCTTTCGTCACGGGCAAGGTTCCTAGAGGGATCCAAGGACAGCCCTGCGCCGTCCTTCATGGACTATGCCTACGGTCGGCTGCGGGAAACGGGTTGGATGTCAGCCAACCGATGGCTTGTGATGATCTTCCCCAACGAGCGTGTTCGCTCGGCACTCGGGATGGAGTTCGTCCCCGATGTAGCCCGACTCGCAACCACCTGCAAGTCGATGACCATCAACGACAAGAGTTGGTACACCAGCGAGGAGAACTACATCACGGCGGGGTCCAACCGAATGTTCCCCTATAAGAAGAACACCAACAACAGTTCGGGAATGCTGTTTCAGTTCAACTGCGGCTCCGACCTGTTTGAGAAGGAGTTCTTCGACGGTTGGTACTCGTACCCGCAGAACCCCGTCACCAAGCAATGGCGGTTCTACGATGACTATGCCAAGGAGAGCGAGGTGTACATCATGCTCCTCCCCAAGCATGTCAGGAACTTCGATATGGCTATGGAGGCGATGTATCAGGGGAAGATCACGGGGGTGCGCCTGACCGAGGTGTACCCATACAGGGTGAACATCAACGGAGGTTCGCTCAACTACGGATCGGGCTCCGAGCCGATGACCATCGATGTCGGACTGATGTACCACGACATGGTCCCCCTCAAGGAAATCAACCTCACCTACACCAACACCCTGCCCACCATCACGGACACGGGCTTCCCCGTCATCGACAACAGTTCTAACGAGAAGATCCTGCGGCAGAGCCAATTCAACCTCAACAAGGCGGTCAATGGCTTCATCGTCGGTGGAATGCGGGAACGGGCGAACTTCGACCAACTTCAGAGGAAGCAGCGTTCCATACTTGAGGCTTACTCTCGGCAGTTGGAGGAGTACAAGAACGAAAACTTCCCGAGGGCAGTCGATGGCAGGGTGGTTTACCAAACCCCACGCCAAGGCGGATTGGACCTCGGCTTGACCCTGCTCTCGCAGACCCAAGGGTTTTTCGGAGCGGGCTTCTTCGGATGACCATCTACACCATAGGAGATTGACAGCATGTCCCTCAGCGGAATCCTCGCATCAGTACCCAAGCATCAGACCATCCTCCCTCTCAGCGGGAAGAAGGTCGAATATCGACCGTTCATCGTCAAGGAGGAGAAGATCCTCCTCATGGCGGCGGAAACCAAGAACGAGAAGAGCATCTACAGCGCAATCAGGGAGGTCGTACTCTCATGCACGGGAGGCAAGGTCGATGTGACCAAGATCCCCCTCCTAGACATGGAATACCTGTTCCTCCAACTCCGCAGTCAGTCTGTCGGCGAGACCACCAAGCCGACGATCAAGTGCGAGAAGTGTGGCGGGGGCAACGAGTGCGAGATCAACATCAAGGAACTGACCCCTCAGTCGAATCCCAACCACAGGAAGGTCATACCGCTCGTCGCCGACATCAGCATCGTGATGCGGTATCCCACCCTTGAGGACATCGATGCCCTCGGCGAGGGCTCGGATGTGGACAGGACCTTCGCCCTGCTGACCAAGTGCATCGACAAGATCAACCAAGGAGAGACCGTCTACAACTGCTCGGAGATGCAGGAGACGGATGTCCGTGAGTTCATCGATCAGATGACGCAGGACCAGTTCAGGAAACTGTTCGACTTCCTCGACACGATGCCCAAAATCGAGAAGTCTTTGGCTTTCGACTGCACGATTTGCAAGCACCACAACGAGCATATGCTCAAGGGGATCGCAAGTTTTTTCTCATAGCCTCCTCCCACGACAGCCTTCTGAACATGCTATCGGTCAACTTCGCCATGATGCAGAACTTCAACTACACGCTGACCGATCTTGAGGGCATGATGCCGTGGGAACGGAGGGTCTACATCGACCTCCTCATGGAACACTTGAGGAATGAGAAGGAAAAGATGGAGTCGCTGAAGCATCAGCAGCACTAGCAAGGAACGATCATGGCGGGAGAATCAACCAACAATCCGATGGGATCGGGAGGCAATCCTGGCAGACCTCCTCTGAACGATCAGGGGATGGGTCAGCCGAACCCTGCACCTCCACCTCCCGCTAGTGCGATCCCCGATCCGAGCGACATCACTCAGGCTTTCGATCAGTTTGTTGACAAGAACAACGAACTGAACAAGACCATCGAAAAACTGAATGCCTCCCTTGCCGAGACCCTGAAGAAGGAGCAGGAGACCCGCACCAAGTTGGCAGAGGCTGCTATTCGACAGCAGCGTCTGTATGTGAAGCAGGAGAACGAGCGGAAGAAGATAGAGGAGGAGTACAAGAAGTACCGCAAGGAAGACGGGACTTGGTACGAGAACACCAAGAAGATCAAGGAGGAGTACGACAAGAAACTCTCCGAGGGTCTGTCTGGCGTAAGTGCCGAGTTGAAGGCTGCGGAAGAAGAGGTCATGCAGCATGCCTCCTCGCTTGAGGAGAGCAAGAAAATCCTTGAGTCGGAATCGAAGCAGCGCAGCGACAGCATCGCCGAGATGAAGGCGATGAGCGAGAAGATCAGCGATTACAATTTTGGGGTTGGTCTTGATCTTGAAGCGGCGTTGGACAGGTCAATTTTCGCCTTAGATCAGATAGGCGTTACCGTCGCCGAGATGCAGCAGAGGGTCTCCGAGGAAACGGGCAAACTCGTTGAGGATGGTCTCAACAAATTGATGCAGGAGGAGAACGCCGCCGCCGAGGCTCTCAAGAAGGCGAACTACGAGGAGGCTCTGAAGAAGGAGAAGCAAGCCTTCGACAAGCGGATGGAGAACGAACGCCTCGCCGCAAGTCAGATGGCAGAGAACAGGAAGAAGGCGGCAGAGTATGCGCAGGAGTACGCCGATCAGCAGAAGAAGGAGGCTGAAGGCGATGTCCTCGCATCGAAGTTCATCTCGCAAGGGGGCATCGTCGGTCTGTCCGAGATCAAGGAGCAGATCGATGCCATCACCGAAGCCGAGATGAAGCGGTACTCGTTGGAGAACCCCGACGCTACCCCCGATGCCATCGAAGCCCACAAGGAGCAGTTCCTTGAGTCCAAGAAGTCAGCCATCGTTCAACAGATGATGGTGAAGCAGGAGCGGGAACTCAACGAGATCCGCAAGAAGCAGGTCGAAACCATAATGAAGGAGAAGGGGGTCTCCCTTGCCGCCGCCACATCGATGGCGAAGTCGAGGGGCGACAGCCAAGAGATCAGGGACGCACAGAAGCGTCACAAGGAGACCATCGACCGATTCAAGTCCCTTGAGAAGACTGAACTCGTCGCCATCAGCCACATGAAGCAGGAGAGCGTCAAGGCTGCGGAGCGTGAAGCCGAGGCTGCGAACGACACTCCCGCATGGGCGCAGAAGATGATCGATGAGTACATCAAGTCGAGCGAGTCGATGAAGGAACTCCTCGGCGACATCTTCAAGAAGGAGGACGGTTGGTTCAAGACGATTCTCATCCTCCTCGCCGTCGTGATCGGCGGCACCATCGGGTACATCTACAACTACATCAAGATGGTTTGGAGTGCCCTGACCTTCATCACCAAGTACATCCCCGTGGTCGGGAAGATGTTTGCGGGTATCGGCTCGGGTGTCGGCGGCTTCATGGGCAAACTCGGATCGGGGTTCCTGTCGCTTGAGAAGGGTCTCATGGCGATGTCGAAGTCGATCCCGTTCGTGGGGAGGCTTCTCGGCTTCTTCCCGAGGATCCTCGGTGCCATGCGGTTCGGCTTCGGTCTTGTGTCCAAGATCTTCTTCCCGCTCCAAATCCTGATTTCCCTCATCGACGGCGTGATCGGCGCATTCAAGGGCTTCAAGCAGATGGGACTCAAGGGTGCCATCATGGGAGCCGTCGCACAGATCATCAGCGGTCTCACATTCGGTCTCCTCAACTTCCAAACGATATTTGACTTCTTCAACAAGACGATGGGTGGTCTGTTTGAGACCTTTGCGACCTTCGCAAAGCAGTCCTACAACATGATGATCAAGCCCTTCGTGGATGCCTTCAAGAACATCGTCGGCATCTTCCAAGGAGGAGGAAGCCTCGTATCGAAGGTGCTGAAGTCGGTGGTCGAGATGTTCTTGGCATACGCCAAGTTCCTCGTCGGTCGGTTGGTTCAGACCTTCATAATGATCCCCATCATGCTCATCAAGGCGGCTTTCTACTTGGTGAAGTTCTTCGTCTACGACCTGCCGAAGATGTTGGCAGACGCAGTCATGTGGGTATGGGATTGGATCACTAGCGGAGTATGGATAGACGATCTCTTGGACTTCGGCACTTGGCTGCACGGCAAGTTGGTCGGGTTCTTCACCGACATCATCAACTCCATCGCCGATGCCTTGGGAGAACTCCCCATCATCGGAAGTTCGATCAAGGCTGCGTTGGGTGGCGGTACACCCGAGACACCCCCCGAGGTCGAGAAAGCCAAGGACATATTTGAGTCTCCGCAGCGGAGTTCCGTGGCGATCCTCCCGCAGAGTATGCCCTCGGCGGCGGTTCCCTTGGCACCAGGATCGTTTACGACTGTCCCCATCGGCGGTCAGGGTGGAGGAGTTCAGTTCGCCGCCATGTCGATGCCGCAGTCGTATCCCGTGGGAAGCCTCAACACGGCTGCAAATCAGACCTCCATGGCGCAGTTCCAAGCAAACAGGCAGGATTCTTCCATGATCAATGCACCCACAACGAACCTCATCGGAGGCGGTGGAGGCGGCGGATCGGCGGTACTCATGTCGAGGATGAGCAGGAACAACGACCCGACATACCGTGCCTTGCTGTTCGCCGAGGCACCTGCCCTATGACCGTATTGTAAAAAAACAACCGACTCGGTTGCTGTTGCCCGTCCATCCTTGGATTGGAACAACCGAGTCGGTTAGGCGACCACACGGTCGCTTTTCGTTGTAGGAAGACGGTCGGGAGCAGAGGTTGCTCGGAGGAGTTTCCTTTCAAACGCTCTC